AACCCAATAATTGTGTACCCAGATGCAAGCGGAGCCAACACAAATACAACAAATGCAAGCACAACAGATATAATTTTGCTGAAAAACGCCAACTTAGCGATAAACGCGCCAAGGGCAAACGGCAGAGTAAAAGACAGAGTAGCGGCGGTAAACATGGCACTTTGCAACAATGATGGTCAAAGGTTATACTACGTCAACGTTGACAAATGCCCTAATATTGCGCTAGGACTTGAGCAACAGGCTTACGACAAGAATGGCGAACCAGACAAAAAAGCTGGGTTTGACCATTTGAATGATGCTGTTGGTTACTTTGTTGTACGAAAAATGCCGATCAAGCGGCGTATTGAGTTTGTCGAACAGAGGTGGACATAAATGAAATTTACTGATAAGCACCCAGACTATGATGACAACCAAAACCGTTGGGAGTTCTATCTTAGAAGCTACCTTGGCGGCGAGGATTATCAGGGCGGGAACTTTTTAACCCGTTACATAAACGAAGACAAAGACGAATACAACCGTCGCTTGTTGCTGACACCGATTGACAACCACTGCCGCAACATTGTCCACATCTATTCCAGCTACCTGTGGCGTGTACCGCCAAAGCGTGAGTTTGGTTCTCTACAAAACAACCAGTCCCTTGAGTGGTTCCTAAAAGATGCTGACTTAGACGGTCGCTCATTCGACTCATTTATGCGTGAGGCGCAAATCTGGTCTTCTGTGTATGGTCACTTTTGGCTGATGATAGACAAGCCTAAGTCTGTGGCTGGTACGCGAGCAGATGAGTTATCACAAGGCATTCGCCCATACATAAACCTTTTTACGCCTGAAAATATCTTTGACTGGCGCTATGAGAGGATGCCATCTGGTAGGTTCCAGCTATCGTATCTCAAGGTGCGTGAGTCTATTGTGCGAGACACGGCGACAGACGTGAAGCAAGCCTTTAGGGTGTGGACAAAAGAAACCATCAAGCTATACGAAGTCACTAATGAGCAAGAGCGATTGATCGAGGAGATGGACAACCCGATTGGTGTAATCCCTGCTGTACACGTCCCAGCGCAACGCTCGATTAAGCGTGGCATTGGCATTAGCGACCTCACAGACATTGCCTCAATGCAAAAGGCTATATATGAGGAACTAAGCGAGATTGAGCAACTTATCCGCATCAGTAATCACCCGACTCTGGTTAAGACCTTTGACACAGACGCGACTGCTGGGGCTGGCTCAATCATCAATATGCCTGATGACTTAGAGCCTAATTTAAAGCCTTACCAAATCCAGCCTAGCGGTGGAAACTTGGACGCAGTAAGGGCGGCTATCAACGACAAGGTGGAGGCCATCAACCGTATGGCTCACATGAGCGCCATTCGTGGGACTCAGGAGCAAACCAAGTCAGGCATTGCTTTACAAACCGAGTTCCAAATGCTTAACGCACGTTTGTCAGAAAAGGCAGACATCTTGGAGTTGGTAGAGGAGCAGATTTGGGCGCTGTTTGCCATTTGGCAGGATGCTACCCCAGACGTTCAAGTGTTCTACCCTGATTCATTTGATGTACGCGACTATCCAAACGAACTGCAATTCTTGCAAACCGCTCGCGCTTCTGGTGTTCGTTCACTAACTTTCTTACAAGAAGTGGACAAGCGCATTGCCGACTTAGTATTGGATGACGAAGACTTGGAAAAAGCCTACTCCGAGATTGAGGAGGGGACAAAAGCATTGGGTGACTTTAGTGAAAGAACCCAAATTTACAAGTACCACATGGACGCTGGCGTTGTTACTCCTAACGAGGTTCGACAAAAAATTGGCCTTGATAATATTCCAGATGGCGATCAATTGATTGAGCCAGATTTAGGCCAACCAAGTAGCGGTATTTAATGGCGTCGGATGCAGATCACGCTCGATTTATTGAGCAACTAGGAGTCGCTCACGAAAAGCGGCTTGTGGATATTTTGCAGTCTCTAGAAAACAAGATTGCTGGGGTTATTTCAAAGTCACCAACTAAAAGCGGTGCATTGTTTGATTTGGCTTGGGCTATTGAGGCTCGAAAGGATATTCAATCCGCCATCAATGATACTTACCTTTCGGAAGTAAACGACATAATTGATGAATACACTCAAGTCGCCGAATCTGCTGGATTGATGCTTAAAGAGTATGGCGACTTTGTTGGAGTAAGCAAGCAAGTCATTAGAGCCTTAAAAAGGCAATCATTCCAAGGCTTTGAGGATATTGCTGGGACATTCCTAAACGAACTGGCAACCGAGGTCTACCAGAACACCATCTCTGGTCGCAGGGTCGAGGATTCCATCCAAGCCATTCGACAGAAGATCAATGGCGTATATGCGCAGTCAGACCAAGTGGAGGTTCAGCGACTGGTAAACATTGCCAACGCAGGTGGAGCCGCCGCAGACGATGCCATCAAGCAACTGCACAGCATTTATTCCGCTGATAAGCTGGGAAACAATATGCGCCGCTACTCAAGCCAAATGGTGCATGACTCGCTGATGCAATTTGACGCATCTGTTGTTACAAATGTTGGCAAAGAATCAGGCGCTGACGCTTGGAAGTATTACGGTTCCAACATAAACGATACCCGCGACTGGTGCAGACGCCACGCTGGAAAGACTTACACCGAAGATGAGATTCGGGAATTATGGACTCAGGATTGGGCTGGTAAAGCCGCTGGCGACCCGTTCATTGTCCGAGGTGGATATAACTGCCGCCATCATTGGCGACCTGTATTTAAAGAATAATGTTCACTTTGTGATATATTTCAACTGTTTTTTAACCACTCGAAAGAGGATACGCACATGAGCGATGAAATCATGGATGATGAAGTAAATACACCAGCAGAGGGCGACCAAAGCGGTGGGGTAAGTAAAACATTCACGCAAGCGGATGTTGATAAGATTCTTGAGCAACGCCTAGCGCGAGAGCGTAAGCGGTTCGAGAAGATGACCGATGGCGTAGACATTGACGAAGCAAAGCGCGTTTTAGCTGAACGTGAGCAGGCCGAGTTAGAGCGTCAGAAGGAGCGTGGCGAGTTTGAAAACGTATTGAAAAAGACTGTCGAGAAGAAAGACATGACCATTCAATCGCTGACAAGCAAGTTGCACCAGATTCAGGTGGACGGGGCGTTGCTTAATGCCGCATCTACCAAAAACGCAGTTTCACCAGAGCAGGTATCGGCTTTGTTAAAAGGCAATACAAGATTGAGCGATGACGGTCAAGTTGAAATTCTTGATAAGTCTGGCAGTATTCGCTACAATGACAACGGTGATCTGCTATCAGTCAATGAACTGATGGAAGAATTTCTAACGGCAAACCCTCATTTTGTCAGAGCCTCCGCAGGTGGTTCAGGCTCAAGTGGGAACGCTGGAGGCTCGACACAGAAGCCAAGTTCTGTGGCTGATATGCTAAGTAACTGGGAAAACGGTGGGCGTGAAGCCTTTGCCGCCAGTAAAAAGCGCAAATAAACCACTTTCTTTTTTTCTGGAGTTAAATCATGGCCGCTACCACCTCAAGTACCTTAGACGATCTGTTTGTTGCAATCGTCGCCCAAGCACGTTTTACCGCTGAAGAGCAATCTTTGATGCGTAACCTTGTCACGATGTACAACATCGATGGTCAAGCTGGCAAGACTGTGCAAGTCCCCAAGTACCCAGCCATCACAGCCGCCGCGCTGACCGAAGGCACGGATATGTCTTCAACGACTGTTTCAACTTCTAGCGTGTCCATCACGGTTGGTGAAGTTGGCGCACAAGTGTTGTTGACTGACCTCGCCGCAATGGGCGCTGGTAACCCTGCTGACGAACTCGGCACGGTGTTGGGTAACGCTATCGCTACCAAGATGGACAAAGACCTAATCGCTCTGTTCGACGGTTTGAGCGCCTCACAAGGTGCAACGACTACCGAGTTGACGGTTGCCGCTTTGTTCCAAGCCGCCGCTACCCTGCGTGCCAATAAGGTAATGGGTCGCATCGTTGGTGTGTTCCACCCCTACCAGACGTACGCTCTGAAGGCTAACTTGACCAACACAATGGTCAACCCTAACGGCGGCGATCTGCAAAACGAAGCGATGCGTACTGGTTATGTTGCTACCATTGCTGGTATCGACATTTTCGAGTCTGCCAACGTGACCATCGACGGCTCAGGCGATGCCAAGGGCGCTGTCTTCTCACCAGAGGCATTTGCCTTGGCTATGAAGCGCGACTTCAACATCGAGCCACAGCGTGATGCTTCTAACCGCGCATTTGAGTTGAACGCAACCGCCATCTACGGTGTCGGTGAGTTGGATGACTCCTACGGCGTGGAAATGTACTACGACGCTGGTCTGTAAGTAAGAGGAAGCCCCTGCATCATAGTGGTGTGGGGGCATCTTTTAACTGAGGATTAAAAATGGCGTTTAGCACAGACACAGACTTGCAAGCGATAGTCCCAGACATCTTGGACTTTGGCCTTGCCTCATTCGCTGATGAACACGCATTGGCGAAAGCCGATATTGAGCGCGTGATTCGGGCAAAGTGGTATCCCAAACTGCAATTAACGTCTGAGATGGACGCAACCCTGTTGACCGATTCCCAATGGACTAAAACAGCGTCTTATCTGGTGCTGTGGAAGTACGCATTGCCTAAACTCACAAACTGGGTTAATGGCGACCGTTTCCAGAATATGATTGAGTTCTACAAGAGCCGATATTCTGAGGAACTTGAGAGCGTGTTGCAGGATGGCGTTGAGTACGATGCCAACGATGACTCTGTTGTGACAGATGAGGAAAAGCGACCACTTAACCACGGGCGTTTAATCCGATGAGAACAAGTATAGAGTTTGATGCTAAGAAATTAGACAGAAGACTCGACAAGTTATTGAGGGAAATGCCAGCGGCTGTGGACAAGGCGTTGATTCAAACCTCTCAGTTTGGTACAAATTTGATCTTAGACCGAACCGAAAGAGGTGTCGGCTACGAAGGTAAATTCAAGCCCTACACGCCTGAGTACGTTAAGCGCAAGGGTCAGGGCTGGTCATCAACCAATAGAACCAGAGGCTTTGGTGGCGCACCCACCAGCCCCGTTAACTTAATGTTGCGCGGCGAAATGTTGGGTGCAATGGCAAGCAAGAAGGTAAAGACTGGCGTGGCTAGGATTTACTTTACAAGGTCAACAGAGGCGAAGAAGGCGGCGTTTAACAATAAAACCAGACCTTTCTTTGGCTTTAACGTATCAGAGCAAAACAAATTGCGGAATTTCTTTGCAAACAGGTTTAAATTATGAGCAAGCGAGAGTCCATTGCCGCAAACATCGTAGCTACGCTGACGGCTATGACTACGCCTGTCCAAGCCAAGTACATAACCCGCGAGCCGTTTGACTTCACCAAGCTATCCAACGCTCAATTCCCCGCCATTTTGGTTCAGTCCTCTACTGAGACACGGGAAGATGCCACGATAGGCGGCTCAGACATATTACGCGAGGGAAGCATTGACTACCAAATGATTGGTTACGTCAAGGCTACCTCATTGGACACCGCACGCAACCAACTGGTTGAAGCGATGGAGAACGCGCTAGACGTAGACCGAACTCGCGGGGGCTATGCGCTTGACACTCAAATCATTTCAGTAGAGACCGACGAAGGCTCAATTGACCCGATTGGAGGGGTTATCGTAACCGCAAGAGTTCAGTATAATTTCACCCGTGGGACTGTATAAGTTCCGATAACCGAAAGGCAATATCATGGCTACACATAAAGGCTCAGAAGGAACT